CTTTCGATGTCGAGCCTCAACTACACCGTCGAGAACGAGACAGGTGGACCGGACATGGAAGAGCCTGGATACGTTCCGGGCGACTGCGGAAACCTCGCCGTGCAATTCCTGCAAGGCGGGCGCATCATGTATGCCAAGGCCGGAGCAGGTGAGAAGATCACCCAGCATCAAAACTTCCGCCCCGGCAACCCGTGGCATGAGTTTTACGATATGCAGGCGCGTCAATGTCTGGTCGGCGCGTGCTTGCCAGCAACCCTCTGGAAACCATCTGGGCAAGGCACAGCGCAGCGCGAAGACATCGGCAAAGCGTGCCGCTTCGTCGAGGATCGCCAAGCCATCCTTGAGAAAGTCGCTAAGTGGAGAGTGCGCAAAGCGATTGCGTGGGCGATGGAAAACAACCGCATCCCGCAATCTGCCGACTGGTTCAACTGGGGATTCACCCGCCCGCCGAAGCTCACGATTGACGACGGACGCAGCCTGAAGGAGAAGATGGCACTCTACGACAAGGGACTGATCAACGCCACCTCGATCCTCGGCGAGCTGTCGATGGACTTGGACGAAAGCATCGACGAGCGCACCGAAGAGGCCGCGAAAACCATCCTCAGCATCCGCGAGAAGAACGCAAAATACGGCGTAGAGATCGACTCGCGCAGCATCCGACTTTTGACAGCCAGCGAGCAACCGCAACCAGACGAAACCCTATCCCAACCATGATTACAATCGAAAACAAAGGCGGCAAGGTGAAGCTCAATGAGCAAGTCACCCAGGACAGCATCAAGCGCATGATCGACGAGATCGGGCGACTCTTCGGAGCGAAGGCCGTTGCTGAAGGTGCAGACTTTGGCGAGATTATGAACACGGCGGAAAACGCCGTTGACGTTCTCGAACTCGAAATCAACTCCCCCGGCGGCAGCGTGTTCGATGGATACACCATCTACCAAGAGATCAAATCTCTGCGCGACCGTGGCGTTGTTGTCAACGCTACGATTACCGGCATGGCCGCCAGCATGGCCAGCGTTATCTGCATGGCCTGTGACAAGGTTTCGATGGTCAAGCATGGTCGCATGATGATTCACGACGCATCGAGCGGCACGCATGGAAACGCAGAGCAGCTCCGCAAGACTGCCGACCTGCTGGACGGTATCAGCGAAAACATCGCGGAAATCTATGCTGAAAAAACCGGAATGGATAAGGAAGAAATCCGCGCAATGATGAAGCGCGAAACATGGATGAACGCAAAAGAAAGCATCGCCAACGGCTTTGTTGACGAGATCATCGGCGAGCAGGTTGACATTCGCCAAGAAAAAGTTGAATCTTCGCACATGAGCTTCCTCAATCGTCTCACCAATCCATCTTCCGAAGAGTCCATCGAGCGCATCGCTGCTCTTGAAGCTGACCTTAGCGCTCAAGCTGCCGAGTTCCAAGCAAAGCTCGACGCCGCCGAACTCGCGCTGCAAGAAGCCGCCGAGATTACCGCTGAAAACATCGAGCTGCGCATCAAAGCCGATCTAGTGCCAGCACTAGAAGCGAAGATTGCCGAGATGGAAGAGATCGCAATCATCACCGCCGAGAAGATCGACACAGCCGCCGCGCAAAAGCTGGCGAGCATGGGTCACGGTGAACCTCTTGATCTTGGGACTGTATCAGTCACCAACCAAGAAACGCTTTCCATCCTTGAGGTTTTCAAAGAGCTGAAAGGTGAAGAAGCAACCCGTTTTTACGAAGCAAACCGCAAGGCAATTCTTGCTGAACAATCTCAAATCAACTCTTAATCAAATACCACTATGGCCTCTACATTCGTTGACAAAATCTACGTCCAAGAAGTTCTCCGCGCATTCACCGCTGGACTTCTTCCTCTCTCTGCCTTCACCCGCAGTTACTCCAATGAAGCTCGCCGCAAAGGTGACGCTATCATCATCCCTCGCGTTTCCGCACTGGACTCCACAACCTTCGCCTATGCGAACAACAGTGGTAGCCCATACGAAACCGAAGCTGGCACCATCGCCGCGATCACAGTCAACCTCGATCAACATCAAGTTGTCGGCGTTGACCTGACCGACATCCAGTATTCAAATTCTGGTGCTGCTGACATTGCCAACTTCGCTGCCAACCAAGGCCGCGCACTTGCTCGCAAGTGTATGCAGAACGTGTTCAACGCACTCACCGTGGCATCTTTCGGCAGCCCTGCCGCAACTGCCGTCACCATCGGCGGAACTGGACTGGCTCAAATCCGCGCAGCACGCAAGACTCTCATCAATCGCCAAGTGCCAATGGATGCAGTCTCGCTCATTGCGAATCCAGACCTGCACTTCCAACTTGAAAGCGATGCGAACATCACGCAAGCCTTCCAATACGGTGGCAGCGAAGGAATCCGCGAAGCTCGCATTCCACGCCTTCTCGGCATGGATGTGTATCAGACCAACCTCACCACCATCGGTGCCTCGCTCTCGATCATCGGCTTCCTCGCTCACTCCGACGCGATGGCAGTTGCAGTTCGCCAGCTCCAGCCGCAGGACGGTGGAGAAAGCTACCTCGCAGTCGAAACCGTGACCGATCCAGAAACCGGACTCGGATTCACCTATCGCCGCCACTTCAACCCCGGCAAAGGTCGCCACTTCGCCAGCGTTGAGTGCCTCTTCGGTATGGCCGCCGCGCTCACCCTCGGAATCGGCCTCATCGCCCGCACAGACTAATTTCTTGGTGTGTTCATGTCCCATCGCCTCACCCTCACAAGGGGTGGGGCTTTGTGGGCAAGGGGTATCCCCTCCCAAGAAATATGAAAATCAGCCTGTCGGTTATTACCGGGAATTGTGAGAAGGACGTTGAGCGTTTTCTGGATGTATTTCAGCCGCACTTTGACGAGATCGTGATGGTTCGAGCCATCGGCACCCAAGACCCCGATGGGACGCTTGATATTGCAAAAGCTCGCGGCTGCATCATCAGCGAATATCACAACGCCCGCAACTGGCCGCACGTCGATGACTTCGCAGCAGCCCGCAACGCATCCGCCGCGCTTTGCTCTGGGGACTGGATCGTCTGGGCAGACATGGACGACACCGCCGAAGGGCTGGAGCACCTCCGCACCCTGCTTGCTAAGCTGCCGGATGATGTCGGCATCCTAAGCATCCCCTACATCGTCAGTGACCAGGGCGTAATCGGCAACTTCCGCGAGCGTGCTTGGCGGAATAACGGCAACTATGCTTGGAAAAACGCGCTCCACGAAAACCTCGTCCAAGTCGCCGGCGAAACCGCTAAGCAATCCCAGTCGAACGATGCGCGGATCATCCACATCCCGCGCCCGGATCGGGAATGCTCGAAAGACCGCAACCTGACCATCCTCGAAAGCATCCCGGACGAAGACCGCACGCACGCGCATACCTTTTATCTGATGATCGAGTATTCTCGGCGCAGAGACGCACGCGCTATCGAGCTTGCCAGAGAGTTTCTCGACCACCCAGAAGGCGGGCTGGCGGAACGCTTTGAAACCTACATGACCCTCGCCGCCATGGCCGATGATTACGGCGACAAAGCCGCGATCTACACGCAAGCATGGACGGAAGACCCAAGCCGCGCCGAGCCGCTGTATGAGCTGACAGCCCTTTCCATGTCCTGCGACGAGCCGCAACGGGCATTGAGCTACGCTCGCCACATGATGACCTGCAAATTCCCCGACAAGCCGTGTTGGAATCATCGGAAGATGTTCTACGGATTTTTCCGAGAAGACCTTTTCCTTCAATCCCTCCGCATGGCGGGGCGTGCACTCGAATCCGACACGCGCCGCCACAATATGATGGCGACATCCGGCAAGACCACCATCAGCCTCCTGCATGCCACCCGTGGGCGCCCCATGCAGGCGGTCAGGACACGCATGGAGTGGCTGCGCATGGCCGACCACCCGGAGCGCGTTGAGCATCTTTTCGCTGCCGACTACAACGACGAAACTGCCGAGGTCTTTGTCAGATTCCCTACCGCATTTCTCGCCGGTGATGGCGGCCCAGTCGCCGCGTGGAATGCAGCCGCAGCCGCCAGCCGTGGTGATGTCCTACTGCAACTCTCCGACGACTGGAAGCCGTTCAGAGGATGGGACACGGCGATCCTCGCTGCTATCGGAGACGCCAGCAAGCCCGCCGTCCTTGCTATCAGTGACGGGCACCGCACCGACGACCTGCTCTGCATGGCGATCCTCACCCGTGCCCGATACGCAGATCAAGGATACCTCTTTCACCCTGAGTTTTTCAGCATGTTCAGCGACAACCACTTCACCGATCGTGCCTATGCCGACGGCGTGGTGATCGACGCAAAAGACATCGTGATCGAGCACATGCACCCGGCGTTCGGGAAGGGCGAGATGGATGAAACCTATGCCCGCAGCAACGCGCCCGAAAACTACGCCGCCGGGCTGGCAACATATCAACGACTGAAACCATGAGCGCCTACAACGACATCACCGGCGAGCCGATCCAATCAAAAGCCCTCAGCAAGCAAGGGCGGGAAAACTGGGACAACATTTTTAAGAAAAAAACACATGAAACCGACACTCAGCATACTGACCCCGACGATACCGGGACGCGAGAGACAACTGCAAAGCCTCCAGTGGAGGATCGAGGAGCAGATCGGCGGTCAAGCCGTCGAGCACCTGATCCTGAGTGACAACCGCACACGCAGCATCGGAGCGAAGCGGCAGGCACTGCTCGACATCGCGCGGGGGCAATACATTGCGTTCGTGGATGATGATGACGACATCGCCGACAGCTACGTCGAGGAGCTGCTGACCGCCGCCGCCAGCGGTGCGGACGTGATTACGTTCCTCCAAGGTGCCACCTACAACGGCCAGCAAAGCGTCGTTGAGTTCGGCATCAACAACCAAGACGAGGCTTTCAAGCCCGGAGGCATCACCCTCCGCGCACCGTGGCACGTCTGCGCCTGGAAGCGCGAACGGGTGGATGAGTGCCTGTTCGGCGAGTCGAATTACGGCGAGGACAAAATATGGTGCTTGCAAGCCCGGCAGCGGATCAAGACGGGATTGCACATCCCGAAAATTCTGCACTTCTACCGCCACGACGCATCGACCACCGCAGCGCCGGAGCCTGTTCGGTAGGGTTTTGACTTTCGCCCCATTTCCAGCAATCCTCAGCCATGTCCATTCTGAGTGATTTCATCGCAGCCGTTGCACCGATTGCACAAGCCGTCATCGGCACTGAGACGCTGGTGATCAACGGCGGCACGGCAATCGCCGGAACCTACAACGAAGCCCGCAACTCGCGGGACTACGAAGAGGGCGGTTTCGAGCGCGATGGCATGATGGACTTCGTGGTGCTGGCTTCCACCTTTGCGGCAGCTTACCCGGCAGCGACCACATCCTACCTCGGCAACAAGGCAGTCGGACGCAGCGAGACGTGGCGCATTTCCTCGATCAGCAAGGGCGCATCATTCGTATCAATCGGGCTGATTTCAACCAACAAATCGGCGTAAAAAACTCTTTACACGGGTAGGCAATGCCGATAAGTTTTCCCCGTGAACGAAATCCCCGACAAGATCACCGACTACCTCGCCAGCGAAAAGCTGGACGGCGTGCGGGCAATCTGGACGGGATCGGAGTTCATCACCCGCCACGGGAACATCCTCAATCCGCCCGCATGGTTCAAGGCAGGCATGCCAGCCGTCCGCCTCGACGGCGAGCTGTGGATGGGCAACGGCACGTTTGCCGAGCTTCAATCCGCGATGCAGCGCAAGGGCAGCGATTGGGCTGGCATTCGCTTTATGATCTTCGATATGGCCGTTCTCCGTGTTACGACAATCGACCGGATCAAGGCTCTCGAAAAGCTCACCCTCCCTGCTCATTGCACCGTCATCAGCCACGCCCCGCTAGACGATCATGCCGAGCTTGACGAGATGGAAACCGACATCGTGGCACGCGGCGGCGAAGGCATCTGCCTGCGCCACAAGGATGAGTTTTACCGCCCGAACAACTTCATCAAGATCAAGAGGCTCTTCCCTGATCTTGACCGTTGGCAGGGCTAGCTTTGACTTTCGCCGCCCGTCCCGATAACCTTTGGCGTGATTCGCGCCGAGGTAAAAACAAGGGACATTGAAGCTGATCTGAAAAAGATGGCAAAGTCGTTTGGTGAATCGAACCACGACATGATTGCTAGATGGGGCGTGGCAACTTGCCGCGACCTAATCCAATCAACTCAAGCTTGGGGAACGAAAAAAGATGCCAAGAAAAAGCAAGAAACGGCAATTTGGAAAGACATCAACCGCGCAGTATATGTGATCTTTCCGCAAGACGCTATTCGCAAGCTCAAGAAAAAGAAACTGACCGAAATGAAGATAAACGGCAGAATGGTCAAGTTCACTCCCGATCAAAACCTAACGAGCGCAAAAAAGGTAAACGATTTTATTGACCTTAACAGAACGACAAGAAAAGCCCGCGTTCCAAGGCTCGCCCCAGACCTTAAAGGAGCTTGCACATACGAGCATCGCAGGACGGCGGCGGCAGCAAGAATGAGGCGAATCGGTAAGGCCAAGGGGGGATGGATCGGGGCGGGTATTGCCATCGGCGCAAAATCAAAGATGGGGTCACGGATCACCATCGGGAAAAACATCGCCAACTACGCGCACAAGTTTAAATCCGAAGGATCGGCAACTATCGCCAGATCGGTCTGGTCGCCAGTTGGAAAAATTACAAACAACGTCGCGCACGTTTCCACCGATTACGTCCTAAAAAAATCCGACGCTAAAAATGCAATTTTGCATGGTGCATTGAAAACCATGAAGTGGTATAAATCCGCTATCAAAGCTAGACTCAAGAAAGACAAATCAAAATGAACACCGACAAATTACTCGACGCATGGAAAAGATGGATTCAACGCGGGACAACCCTGCCCGTTGCGATGCGCGACACCGAAGATGACAAGGCTTACCCCGGCATTTACATCGAGGGTGATTCTGTCAGCCGATTTGATTCTGGCGGCGTGATGGATAGCGGCGCCTTTACAATCGAGTGGGAGACGAAGCTGGTGACGACCCCAGGCGACACAGCGCAGGTCGCAACGACCAAGGCCGAGCATGACATCCTCCGCAACAGCCTAGCATTGCAGGTGCAATCCGCAGACGCGGAATCGTGGATGGATTCGCAGCTCGGCATCCGCGTTTTTCAGCTATTGATCGACGCACCGATCACCTCGGAAGAAGGCGGGTATCGAGTCACGACTTGGAAGGCAACCGCGATTGCCTGCGAAATTTGACTTTCGCCACGATTCGCGGGATTCTTTGCACATGGCCGCGCGCAACTTTTCCCTCACTCGTTTCGGAACCGTCGATGAAACCTCCGCTACTGGTCTTTTCCTTGGCGAAATCACTTACGATTATCAGTCTGACAAAGTGGACGTAAAAAACCACATCGGATCGACCGTAGGTTTCACGCTCGCCGATCCGAGGACTGACATCAAAATGTCCGGCGTTGTCACCACCAAGACAGCAGGCATGACCCCTGCCATTGCATCGGTGCTGACCCTCCTGAATAGCAGCAACGATACGCTCGGCCTGAACACCAAGGGCATCTTCGGATCTGCCGTCGCTAACGCTGGCGTGGTCGTTTACGCAGCTTCCCTGAAGCGCGCCAACAGCGATTTCGAGACTGGCGACATTTCCGCGATCTTCCATCCCGAAGTCGTGACCAACTCTCCTGTTTCGCTGACCTAAGGACTCCAACCCCATGAAATATGACACCGCAACTTTCGACCCATCGCACGGGTGACATCAACTTTTTCGCCGCGTGCATGAGCATCGGCATAGCACCTTGCTTCCCTGAGCCTGCCGAGGTTATCCAATCGGATGATGGGCATGACTACCTTTCGTTTCGCCTCAATTCCGTTTCGGAATGCGGCAAGTATGATACGAGGGAGATCAGCAAGGCGTGGAAGAATCCCGACGAGTTCAAGCGGGAATTTCCGTCACATCCATTCGGCACGGTCATGGATTTCTCGAAATATGCCCGTGGCGCAAAGTCGCAAGCAGACTGGATCGAGAAAGGTGCTGCGTTCCTCGGCGTTTCGCGGGACAGCATTCGCAAGGATGTCAACCGCGTTTCAGCCTTGGAGCACGAGCTGCCCGAATCGCCGTTGACGTATGTCATCTGCTACATCGTCAACCGCTGGGCAGCAGTTGACTGGGCGAAAAACTCAATCCCCAAAACATTCGTCAACGCCGGCGCATCCATCGTCATGCTCGACGGGAACCTGCCGAAATCAAAACAGCTTCAACTTCTTTCCTACTTATGAAATCGAAACCAGCATACGCACAACCGCAGACCATCGCCGGACACAAAGCGCACCCCTGCGCATACGGTCACATCCACTGGCTCACCGAGCGCAAGAACCCGGTGATGACGCAGAAGGGCAACGTGGACGATTACGCGCTCGCCGAAATCTGCTTCGCGTTCACCACCGATCCCAAGACGCTCCAGGGCATCAAGGGGGCGGCAGCAAAGGCTCGCGTGACAACTTTCCTCATGGAGTCCACAAGCCGCTCTCTGGTGGCGCTCTGGACGCACGCAAGCAAGGAGATCGAATCCTACTTCGCCAGCATGACAGTCCCAAAAAAAGCCCCGGCGCAGGCAGCCAAAAGCCGCAAGCCTGCGACCCGTGCGCGGAAGCGGTAATCATCTACACCCTCGGCAAATGCAACCTCACCCGCGATCAACTACTTTACGAACTGCCAGCCGAGCTGGTGAACCAGCTCATGTCCTGCGCATGGATCGAAGCCGGGCGCGAGATCGAATCAATCGAGCAGCGCGGCAAGGCGAAATCTGAAATCATCGACAAGCTCAACGCGATAGCGAAACGACCAAAACCCAAATTCAACTTCTAAACGACCATGGCCATCAGCACCACATTTACCCTCAAATTCGCGGGAGCCGCCGTCGAGCGCGGGCTGGCTCGCGTGCAATCTGCTTTTAAGTCACTTGGTGGCGTGGCGATGAAGGTAGGCAAGAGTCTGCTTTCGCCGTTCGCGGCGTTGACAGCATTGCTTGGAGCTGGTGCGTTGACGGCGGGGCTTGTTTCATTCGTAAAAGGATCATCCGAAGCAGCAGCATCCATAGAGGATTTGACCATGCAATTTGAGGTGCTGACCAAATCGGCAAGCGTAACAAAAGGCATGCTTGATGATTTTAGGAAAGAGGCGGCAAAGTCACCTCTTTCGATTGAGGATTATGCCAAAGCCGGGAAAACCCTTATGGCTTTTGGGTTGCAAGCAAAGGACGTTATGCCGACCCTGAAAAACCTTGCTGATGTTTCAATGGGCAACTCTGATAGATTCGGAAGCCTAGCCTTGGCATTCGCGCAAACCACCGCAGCGGGACGACTGATGGGGCAGGAAGTTCTACAATTTGTGAATGCCGGATTTAACCCGTTGCAGCAAATATCCAAAAAGACAGGAGAGTCAATGGTGCAACTCAAGAAGCGCATGGAGGACGGCGCAATTTCCGCATTGGAGGTTAAGCAAGCATTTAAAGAAGCAACATCGGAAGGCGGATTGTTTTTTGGAGCGATCCAAAAAGGAGCGGAAACCACAAGCGGAAAAATTGCCAAGACTAAGGATGCAATCCTCGGCGTGAAAATCGCATTCGGAACCGGATTCAATGACGGACTAAGAGTCGCGCTTGATGCGATGGGTGAAGGAATCCCCAAACTCGAAGGCAAAGCTACTGAAATGGGCAACTTACTGGGAATGAGCATATCCGACGCAGTAAACGGCGATATTACCCGCTTTGTAATGATTGGCAGTATCATAGGTGATGCTATCGGCGGAGGCTTGAAAATAGCTTTTTCCGAAGCATGGCAGCAGCTTGGTGGGTTCATGAACACGCGGAGAAACTTCATTACCGGAGAAGTCAATCAGGAGGATGCGAAAAAACAGGAACAAGATCGTCAATACCTCCGCGAAAGCATGGGCAGCGAACTTATCGAAAAAATCCGCACTCAATACAAGGATGCAATCGAGCTACCAAGTAAAGCAGTCCCACGCATGGTTCCTGGTGCTGAGGGATTCCGATACGCCCAGCCAAACGAACCGGCAACCATGATGAACGGCGAGCGCGTTGTAAATATCCTTTCCGATGCAGTCCGCGAGCTTCAAGCGGTTAATCAAAAACTTTCCCCCCAACCCTAAGCCATGGCACTCAAGCAATTTCTAAGCTCGGCAATCAAGCTGGTTCCGCAAGCCGGATTCTCCATTACTTCAACGGAAAACGGAGGCGTCGAGGCTCAGCAAGACGTGCTAATCCGCACCGCTGACCTTTCGACCACAAACGCATTTCAGCGCGGTGCAAGATGGGACAGCATATTCCCCGAAGTGCCGTCGATCTATCGCAGCCTCAAACTTAAGAAGACCGATCCGACCGACCGGGGCGACGGCTTCACGCTCATCAAATGCACGTTCACCGGATACCAATACTCTGGCAACGATTCCAGCGGCGATGAGCTGACTGTGGCGACAAGCACGTTGTCTGGGCAGCTCAATCCCGATGCTCTTTCCTCCCATCCCAAGTGGGAGCCGTTATCTGCGGCTGAAAAAACATCTCTAGGAAACCTATTGAGCGGCGAATGGTCTTACATACAAGACCCATTCACGCCTGGAGAATTTGCATTAGCCTTAAACACCGTTGATGGCGAGTATTCAATCCGGCCAGCGGCAGATCAGGTCACGTCTGAAGACGGATTGATGTTCCTAAAGATCATCGCAGAAGGCGAATCAACTTGGGATCGAGCTGGATGGACATACAGTTATCACACCGAAGGATCGAAACCCTTTACGGCTGCGCAGCTCAACTCCCTGAACAAGATCGTGGCAAACCCGCCAGGCAACCCGCAGAAGCCATCTAGCGACTGGTGCTACATGCTGGCATCGGCAAATCAAACACAATCCGGCGAGGATAGGTTCATCAAGACCCTCGACTTCCGGCTGATCCCAGACAACGCAAAAAATCAATTCCTTTACGGCGCATGAACTTCTGGCTAAAAGGTAACGTCACGATCCCGGCAAGGCCTCACACGGTCGGCGGCCTGATAGGCTGGGCGCGGGGCGTGAATCGGGCATTGACTGAGCTAAGAGATCGGAAGATTGTCGGCACGGTCGCAAAGGGAACCAATAAATCAATAAAACCGCCGCTATGGATCACGCTGCGGAAAGTTGATGACGATCCGATTACATATGAGGTCTATGCTGAGTTCGGTCATGTCGTGCCTCGCCACAATGCCAGTGATGAGACGGGCGCTCCAATCGAGATTACATCCCTGCCAACACCCGACGCGCCGCTTACTGTTATCGAGGACGACAAGCTCTGGGTCGAGCTGACGATTGATGCCGAAGGCAAATGCACGGCGGCAGAGTTCGACAGCGGAACCGCATGGCCGGATGATGCTCCTCCCGAGCTTATCGGCGGTGACGACCAGACAGGCACGCCTGGGCAACGCTACATCCGCATTGCTGAGATCGTCGCCAACCCTCAAAGCACGACAACCCCACCCCAACTACAACGCAACCAACTCCACACTGGTCACATTGACCATTTTCAGCCAGAGCTATTGGAAAACACTACGACATCACCGAGTGCGGGAGAAGCGCGTGTGATGAAGCAGTGGAACACAACAACGGGGGCTTGGGAGTTGAGATATTTGACTGCCGGAGATGGCATCACGATTACCGAAAACGCCGACACCATTAACATAGAGATAGATTCCGCCGGAATCCCGGACGGAGAGACAGACGGCGATATGCTGTATTGGGACGCGACTGCCGAGGAATGGATTTTATTGCCTGCCCCTTCCGCCCCCGATACCGGCAAACGCTGGGTCATGCACCATGATGGCACCGCGCCAGAATGGGTTGAATACGACGAGGTTACGGTAAACATCTGCATAGATGGA